AAATGATGCTTTCACCACACAATACAGAATAGAATACTACGGCATACCAACCAAAAACGAATGGCGACAAAATATCAAGCGATGGTTGTATTATTCAGACTCTTATCAAGGTGGAAACGAATACAGAGAAGGAACTTACCTTACCAAATACATACTGGAATCATCCGAAGAGTATGAAAACAGAATCAAACAAACAGCATTAGACAACCACTGCAAGTCAGTGATTGAAACATACAATTCATTTTTATTCAGGAACCCTCCTATCCGCACATATGGATCTATAGACACTGATCCTGGGCTAACACCCTTTTTAAATGATGCGGATTTGGAAGGGAGAAGCTTTGATGCATTCATGAGAGATGTGTCAACACAAGCATCAATATATGGTCATGTGTGGGTCATGGTAGATAAACCTGCCACACAAGTATCAACAAGAGCAGATGAACTGTCACAGAATATCAGACCATATGTGTTGATGTTTTCTCCCGAAAATGTCATTGACTGGGCATATGAAAGACAGCCATCAGGTGTGTATGAACTCACAATGATCAGAATATTTGAAGGTGCTGATGACACACAAGGTTATTACAGAGAGATCACCAAAGATACCAACATGTTGTATGTCAAGAAAGCAGACACAGAAGCACAGATCATCGAAGAAACACCCAACAGACTGGGCATTGTGCCTTGTATACCGGTGTATTCACAGAGATCAAGAACCAAAGGTGTAGGTGTATCTGATATATCAGACATAGCTGACATGCAGAGAAGCATATACAATGAACTGTCAGAAGTAGAACAGTTGATTCGTATTTCAAATCACCCATCATTGGTCAAACAGGATTCAGTGGATGCAGGTGCAGGTGCAGGTGCTGTGATATCAATACCAGATGACATGGTAGAAGGTGTAAAACCATATTTGTTGGAGCCCACAGGATCAGGTATTTCAAACATACTGAGCTCCATAGAACAAAAAGCCAATGCCATCAACAGAATGGCCAACATGGGCGGTGTGAGAAACACCACAACCAGAACACTGTCAGGCTTGGCCATGCAGACAGAAAGAGAAATTTTGAATGCCAGACTGTCAGAAAAAGCAGACAACCTAGAACTAGCAGAAGAAAGAATTTGGAGACTGTGGTCACAGTGGCAAGGCAAAGACACAGAAGGTTTGATCATTGATTATCCAGATTCATTCAACATACATGACAAAGAAAACACAGTGGCCCTTCTAAAATTGGCCAAAGAAACCAAACCCATGAATCCCAAATTGCTAGAGCAGATAGACATACTGTTGGCAGAGGCCATCATCAAAGATGAAGATCGTTTGGCAGAAGTCAAACAAGCACAAATGACAGTAGAGCAGGATTCAGTCGCTCAGATGTCTGAGCCGATGGAAAAGAAATTGGACATGCCACACCCTCCAATGGAAAACAAAGAAGACATGGTGGCACACATGAGAAAAATGATAGAACAAGGTTATACAGATCAGGAGATATTGGACATCCACCCTGAAATGTCTGACTTTTTTAACCAAGGAGACAACAATGGCTAGACATAGCAAGATGACAATGGGCGGTCGTAAAAAGAAAGACGACGACAAAAAGAAAAGAAAGAAAAAAACTTCTACAAGAAGAAAATCAAGTAGAGGTTAATGAAGAAACAGAATTGGATGATGTATTTCCAGAGTATCCAATCAGTGTGTCCGTGGAGTTATAAATCTTATCAACAAGGTCGTATACTGATACGAGACTTTGATGAAGATGAAATAATTTTGAGAGACATCAACTGGGATGACAGATATGATGCTGTTGTGTATCAATATGCACCAGAAGACTGTGATGATTTGGAATATATTGTCGAATCTTTGAACATAGAGTCAAGGAACTGTGAGTACTTTTTTAGTCATCCTGACTACACAAAAGGACTCAACAACCAAACTGTAATACCAGTGGTAATACAGCAAGACAGAGCACAGTTGAAGAAGATTAGACTTGAACGAGCTCTTGCAAAACAAATAAATAACACTAATACAGCAAAAAAGCTGGATAGTTAGACTTAAAACTATAAAGGAAGGTCATACAATGAGTGAATTGGAAAACACAACACAAAACACTGAGCCCACTGAAGCTCCAGTTGAAACACCAACTGAAGACACAGGAAAAACTTTTACACAGGCAGACTTGGACAAAGTTGTTGCTGACAGAGTATCTAGAGAAAGACGAAAATACGAGAAAAAGTATGAAGGTGTAGATCTAGAGCAATACAGCGAACTAGTTCAAAAGGCAGAGAAGGAACAACAAGACAAACTCAAAGCCAAAGGCGAGTTTGAAAAGATTTTGAAAGAAACTGTGGAGAAAAAAGACTCCCAGATTGATGCTCTACTAGGACAGGTAAGAACTATCAAGATTGATGGTGCATTACTTGACACAGCTTCAAGAAACAAAGCAGTGAACCCACAACAGGTAGCAACACTTTTGAGATCACAAGTCAAACTCAACGATGCAGGAGATGTCGAAATAGTTGATCCCAAAACTGGCCAAACAAGATACAATGATGCTGGAGAGCATTTATCTGTAGACAGTTTGGTGCAAGAATTTTTAACAGCGAATCCACATTTTGTGAGTGCTACACCATCAGGTGCAGGAACAACATCAAAAATTGGCGATGCTGGAGCGAGTAAAAGTCTTGATATAACAAAACTGGACATGAGAAATCCTGATCATAGAAAGCTGTATGCGGCCTATCGTAAAGACAAAGGTATTTCTGCATAATGTCCAATTATACAAACTTAACAGGAGACCAATAAAATGGCAAACGAAATCAAATCAACTACAAGTACACTAGATGATCTGATCGCTCCAATCGTAGCAGAAGCACAATTTGTAGCGGCAGAGAAATCTATCATGAGAGGTCTTGTAAAACAATTTAATGTTCCAGCAAATTCTGGAAAAGTTTTACAGGTTCCAATCTACCCAACACAGACAGCGGCTGTATTAACAGAAGCTGACGACCTAACACCATCAGCAATCTCAACATCAAAAGTTGATATCACATTGAGAGAAGTTGGTTTAATGACTAATGTATCAGACCTAGCATTAAATCATTCTGAATCAAATGTTATTGCAGATGTAGGAAGATTGTTTGGTGAAGCAATCGCAACACAAATCGACAAAGACCTAACAGCATTGTTTGGTGGTTTTTCAACTACAGTAGGTTCAGCTTCAACGGCGGCAACAGCGGCATTAGTATTTGAAGCTGTAGCAAAATTAAGAGCAAATGCAGTTCCACCAAGTGACCTAGCATTGGTATTACACCCGCTAGTGGCACACGACCTTAAATCAACTATCACATCAACATTCGCGGCTCCGGCTAGCGATCTTGGTAACGAAGCATTAAGATCAGGCTTTGTAGGTATGTTGGCAGGTGTTCCAGTGTTTGAAACATCAAACATGGCAGACTCATCAGGTAACTTCCCAGGCACAACTGGTGATTACAAAGGTGCAGTATTCCACAGAGATGCTTTAGCAATGGCAATGAGCGGCGATATCAAAATCGAAACTCAAAGAGATGCATCAGCAAGAGCAACTGAGATCGTAGGTGTAGCAACATATGGTGTAGCAGAGCTACAAGACACATATGGTGTTGAACTTGAGTTTGATTCTTCAATCCAAGGCTAATTTGGATAAAGAAACAACATATATTTTGGGGCAGTGGCAACATTGCCCCAATATAACAACAGGAGATCAACATGAGCAATTTTGCAACAGATTCAGATGTGTTAGAGTATGAACCAAGAATCAAAGACTTTGGTGTCATTGATTTTTCACAGGAACATACCAAAACCACAGCAGATATTCAGAGATATTTGAGAATCAACTGGTGGGCCAGAGTGAGAGGCACTTCAGGTAATACCAGATCATACTTTGCATATGAGGGTCTGGAAATGGATACAACCAAATTGAATGCTGAACAGTTCAAAAGATCAGCTGTGTTTCATGTACTGGCTTATTATATTCTGCCCAAACTCACACAACATCAAGATGACAAATTTTCAGCCATGATTGATTTCTACAAGAGCAGATATCTAGAAGAGATCAATGATGTGCTGGCAGATGGAGTTGAATATGA